CATTGAGGGTCATTTTTACATTTTTGATAGGCAAGATAGTCAGCGCGCAGCGCAGCGCATCCAACCAGGAAACACAGGCAGTATAGAGCAAGTAGAGTTGAATATATAAGTTTTTGCATAGCATGCCAGGGTGGGCACTGGAGCGCCCTCGAGCATTTAAACTCCAGCACCCCCTTGATTTTTTAATAATGGTCTATCATACCAGGCACAGAGTACACAGGCATAGGACGCGTCCACTTTTCATTAAAATAAATATCTACCACCCATTGAGGTTGAGTTGTTACAGCGATAACGCGGTCAACGACCGCTTTCGCAGAACCTTGAATAAAGGTGTCTGATAAGGTAGGTAGTGAAGAAAAGTTTTCGCCTAAGTGCCACCAGTCGAGAGTAGCAAAGCCAGCAGTAACAGTATGACGAAGGCAACCAGCAATTTCAGATTGCCCATATCGATACTCCGCCCACCGTTCTTGATAACCAAATACAAGAGCATCATTGGCGTCATTTTTGCAGTATATTTCTTTGTTTAGAATAGCTTGCTCGCCAAGACATGCTAGAGCCGGCATATAGTAATCGTAACGAGTGCGCCGAGTAAATTTTTGATGCAAGCCTTGTTGATATGAAAGGTCGGCGCGTATTTCCATTAGTCCAAGTATTACGCCATGCTCGGTAAATGATTTTGTAAAGTTTGCGTTGCCAACGCCAACAGCAAAAGCGGATAAGTCGCCTTTTGGCGTTCCAGTTGCCGGAGTGTGGTCAGTTTGCGCAATTGGAGTAACCATCAAGGGGTTCTCGGCGCCAGCGATAAATTCGGAACGCTGTAACACATTGTGCATTGGGTCTTTTACGCCGAAGTGAGATATTAGTATTTCCGGATAACGAGTGCCACCGCGCGCATCACGCTCGAGAAGTCTTTGCACCTGGAAAGCAAGACGTAATGAGTTTATAGTTGCGGAGGTTGCACTTGATAAGTCGGCAAATACCATTGGATAGCCAGTCGCTGCAGTTCCGCGCATCCATAAATTAAGGTCAGCGCTTCCGTAGTTTCCCACATTCTGATTGTAGGGATAGGCGGTAGTTGACGTCTTACCTGTTTCGTAAACGCTTTTGCTTGACGATGAAAAAGTAGTTGTTTCTTTTCCAAGACCAATTATGGGCGCAGTTGTTCCAAGAGGTAATGACACACCAGCACCGCGCTGGGGCGCAAGGAGCGCCGAAGTGAAATAGTCGTGTCTTTTTCCACGATTTTTTAACACATAGTCGGTGTAAGTATCGGGACCGTCATCCACATCAACGACTAATGAATTTTGAAGTTCTTGCGCGCGGAACCATTCGTTCCATATTTTGTTATACGCACGATGAAAGAACGAGTTAACGGATAAGTTTGCCACGCCTGTCGGTATACCGAGATAGTCAGAAAGTGATTGCGTTACAGCACCGACACCATCATTGGGAGTTACGATTTGCGGAGTTGAATAAGATATGCTATCACCAGGATTAGTTTGTTCACCCATCATTTTAACAAAGTTTGTCCACAGTAGACGAAGGGGAACAAAGAAGAAAAAGCTTGAAATGTATATGTTGTCCATAAACGGAACAATGGGAGTTGTAAGCCGAGCAAGAATAGTACAGCTTTTCATGTGAACGGTATCGCCTGGAAGTACCTCGTCAGCATAAATAGGAATTAATAGTGAACTATTGCAAGTAAGCTTTTTTGACCGAGAGCGGTCGAAGGTTGAGCGCGGTATATCCGCAGACGGAATTTCAGAAAATTTGTGCGTATTAGAATTTTTTTGCTTGCCTCTTGCAGTGATTTTACTCATTTTTTTGTTTCCTTTGCCGAGAGCATTTTTTTTAGACTGCCACTTTTAGTGTCAGTCAGAACAGTTACTTCAAGTAGTTAGACGTTCTGACCGCCTTTTTCGGCGGTCTTTGCGTCCGCTTTCGCGTCCGATTTTGCGTCCGGTGACGCTTCAACCGCTGGTGCGGTTGGGGTTTCCTCCGCTGGTGCTTCGGAAACCTTTTTTTGAGGCAATAAGCCTAGCTCGATTGCTTCTTTTTCATTAAGGGGATTAGCAAGAAAATCGAGCATTTGACCAGGGTCATTATTGAACATTTCGCGCGTATCAGCATCGAGCGTCATAAACGCTTCTTTAACGCGCGCGATTTTACACTCAGCTTCGAAGTAGCTTCCTACTTCTGATACATCGCCATAGATTGCTTCTCGTTTGTTGAGTATAGTTTCAGATATAGCGCCATTTTTCGTGTAGTTTTTAATTATCACGTTAGGGTCGCTTTCATCTTTATACTCTTGAGCAGTTCGAGAAAGACTAGGGTCATCGGGCGAGTTTGTTTGTGGTGTAAAATCAGTTCCAGGATATTCGGTTGGGTCGTAATTGAAAGGGGTTTTACATACGCCTAATTTTCCCATAGTATTATTCCTTTGCCGAGGGCGTTAGTGTAGGAGTTGCCACAAAGCTTGTTGCTTTGGCGACAAGTTCGGGTTTAGGCAAACCGGTAACAATAGCCTTGCTATCATCATAAGTACCGATACGGACAAGAGTAAAGTCGTTAGGATGAGCCTTAATGAAGCTTTCGGGTTTGTTAATTTCATCAATAAATAAACGTGTTGCGACTTTTTCATTCGCAACGTAAAATGGATGCCCAAAGCTTTCAGACTGATTATCATAAATCGTAAACATTTGAAGAACCATCTTCTACCCCCCTTTTTAGGTCTTTGGTGACCAGCTGTTTATATTGTGCGTTATACTGTCTTTTAACATGGTCTAATTTTTGTGATTGTACTTTTTGCTTTCTTTTCTCTTTTATTTTAAGGAACATTTCAGGATTTGTCAAGTCATAAAGATTATCATAGTATTTTGGGGGTCGTAATACGAAATTTCCCTTCATAGGTATATAATCATGCGGATAGACATCCGACATATATTTTTGTATAAATGAATAGCCTAGACCTCTACGCCTTGACATTGTGTTATATTCGGGCAATTTACCGTTATAGTGATTTGATGATTTATCCCCAGTAATTTTCTTTGTGACGTAACGCGCCACATAAGCGCTGGTATCATACGTTGCATCTCCAATAAGAGAATGACCATATTGCCATAACTTCTCAAGTAATTGGGAACGGTAGAATTTATAATTATTTCTTGTACACCAAACATATTTATCAGGGAAATCATATCCAAAGATGATGGCGTGGTAGTGAGGTCGTCCGAGCTTTTCTCCGTACTCTCCGCACTGGTAGTATCTGAGAGGAATTTTGCAATTCTCTCTGACAAGGTGTTGTCTAAGACGTTTGAAGAATTTTTGGAAATCCATTTTTCGCAGTGAGCCTTGAGGCGGTATGTTTTCATCATTATAAGTTAGGGTTATGAAACAATTATTATTGTGCATCATGGCTTCATGCATACATCGAATAGCCCATGACTTCGCCCTATCGAGGCGACAACCAAGACATTGACCACAGGGGATTTCCATAGCAAGAGATGGTAGAGGTGAAAGAGCTAGTTTGGGATTAAACACAATAGAGCGTTTACCGGAGGGATTTACGAAGGCAGAATACCAACCTTTTAATGGATAGTCGCATGACATATTTAACCTCCCGAGGGCTTAGAGATTTTATATGCGGTAACCACCACGCATCGGACGAGTAGAACTATTTGCTTTAGAATGACCAGCAGAACGACCGAAACGTTTCCGGTCTTTTGAGCGACTTTTCACTTTAAACCGCTTATGCGGTCTTTGTATTACAGGACGAGTACCAAACATATTTTTACCACTCCTTTCCAAGTCTACCGAACGAGATGCCATTCAACCATTTTTGCCATAAATCATTAGCACCTTGTCCGATAGATTTAGCATTTGTACGTAAGAATTCAACCGCTTGCATACCAGCGGGTATAGGTGAACCAGAAACATTATCTTTTATATTAGACGCATGGATAAGAGCCGGATTTTTTAACATATCAATAGTTTTAGCTGTAGATAGAATAGCTTCATTTTGAGCTACAGCAGCTGTTGCCTTAGACGTTTTTATATCGGTTAATAGTTTAGCATTTGTTAGCGCTGTTCCAACGCTACCGCCAGCAGATTGAGCACCAGCCATATAATCTTTACCAACAGATTGCGCATTATATTGCGCGCCCATAGCCATAGGGGCCCCCGAGTTAGCAGATAGTATAGGATTAAGGCCAGCTGCAAGAAGGTCTTTTACTTCCGCTTGGTGTGCCGTATTTCGCATGCGTTCCTGAAATTCCATCTGTTTATCAGCGGATGCAGCATTTGCCCTATTAGCTGCATCTTGAGCCTTTGCAGAAGAATAAGCACCAATTCCAGAACTAGCAAGACCAGCAGCGCCGGATATAAGAGCAGCAGCAATTAGAGGAACCATTATTTCACCTGCTTTTTTTTCTTTCCGTAATGAATTCCTGCCATAACAGAACCAAACATACCCAGAGCAGAGCCGATATAATAAGCAATAGGAGATAAGCCAGGCACAGCAGAGGCAATAGGAATAGTCGTATTAGATACGACATCATACGCTTTGTCCATTTGAGCAAAGCATTGAGGGTCATTTTTACATTTTTGATAGGCAAGATAGTCAGCGCGCAGCGCAG